CTCTATCCTGATGCCCGTCATAAGTTTGATGTGAACAAGGCTATTGACGATTACGCCAACAGACTGGGTGTCACTCCCGCAATTGTGCGGCCTGATGATGAGGTAGCGGATCTCGTAAGTGCTGAACAGCAGCAAGCGCAAATGCAGCAGTTAATGGACAATGCCGGAAGCCTTGCCCAAGGCGCAAAAGTAATGAGCGAGACAGACTTGGGCGGAAACAGCGCGCTTACAGCGTTGGCGGGGTAGCAAATGCAAGTAGTGAGAACAGAAGAAGAAAAAGAACGGGCAGAACAGAAACAGCGTGAAGCCCAGAAGGAGCGCGAGAAGGTCGTTAAGTCTGTCATGTCCACACCGGAAGGGCGCAAGTTCGTGTGGGGATTGTTGGCCGAAACTGAGCTTTTTCATGGCGGATATGTAGCAGACCCCAACCGGTTGCAATGGCTGTGTGGCCGTCGCGATTTGGGATTGAAATATTTTGACGAGGTCAACTCCGTATGCCCGGAGCTTTTCCAGCTGGCACAGGAGGAAAACAAACCTGAAACCGACGAGGTGAATAATGGCAGATGATGCAGCAACCACCCCGGAAGGTGCTGGCGCAGCTGGCGCAGCCGGGGAAACGGAGCAACAGGGTGAAGGCCCTGCAGAAGGTGGCGAGGAGCATACCTCCTTTATGGCGCAGGATTTCAACGATTCCGGCGAGGCAGAAGACGAAGCCCAGCCCGGAAACGATGAAGAAGAGGAGGGCGGCAACGATTCCGAAGAGGGAGACGAGAATCAGGAAGAAGATTCCGAAGACGACGGCCCCCCGGAACAGTACGCCGACTTTGAACTTCCCGAAGGTATGCCCATGAACGAAGCCGCTCTTGAACGTGCGAAGCCCATGTTCAAGGAGTTGGGGCTTAATCAGGAGAACGCCCAGAAAGCCGTAACCATGCATGCAGAACTCCTGCAGGACATGGAACAGCAGCAGCAAACCGCCGTGCTCAATATGAGGAAGGAGTGGGCCAAGGAGCTTAACTCTGATCCCAATGCAAAGGAACTGAACGCAAACAGCCGGAAGGCCGTTGAGTTCTTCGGCGACGATACATTGAAACAGATGTTCTACAAAGACTGGCTCGGAGATAACCCCAGCTTCGTGCGCTGTATGGCGAAGATCGGCGAAGCAATGGGTGATGATAATTTTGTCGGTGGGGACGGTTTTCCCACTTCAACCAAAGACATTCAGGATCGTATGTTCGGCGATATGCCCGGACTGAAGTAATTCTGACAGAGGAGAAATGTTATGTCTGTAGTAGGTAACCGTAACCTCACACTTGTTGACGTTGCGAAAAGAACCGACCCGAACGGCAAAGTTGCTGACGTTGTCGAGGTGCTTAACGAAGATCATGAAATCCTTGATGATGCCGTATTTAAGGAATGCAACGACGGAACTACCAATAAAGTAACTATCCGTAACGGACTTCCCAAACCTACATGGCGCAAGCTGTATGGTGGTGTTCAGTCCAGTAAATCCAGTACTGAACAGGTTACAGATTCTTGCGGCATGGCCGAAGCCTTGCCGAAGATCGATATTGATGTTGTCGATAAGTCCAGCGACCCGAAAGGCACCCTCTTCTCTGAGAATGTTCCCCACATTGAAGGGATGAAGCAGGATGTAGAAATGAATATGTTCTACAGCGACACCGCCATTGCTTCTGAGAAGTTTATGGGCCTGCATCCTCGCTTCAATACCTATTGCCGGGCCATCCCCAACGACAAGTTTTCCGACTACAATGTCCTTGATGCCGGTGGTCGCGGCGCAGACAATACCAGCATTTGGCTGATCACATGGTCCGATCAGCATTGCCACTTCATCTACCCGCGCGGCTCAAAGGCCGGGCTCATCCACGAGAATAAAGGTAAAAAGTTTGTCACCGCCTATGACAAAGACGGCAATCCTGACGGGGAATTTGAAGCCTACGTGACCAAGTATAAATGGGATGTAGGTCTGACCGTCAAGGACTGGCGCGGCGTCGGGCGTATCGCAAATATTGATTTCTCCGACCTCGTTGCGAATGCCGGGGCGCAGGCTGATCTTATTGACCTGATGATCGAGCTTTCCGAACGCGTCGAAGGTAACGGCAACAAAGCCTTCTACATGCATCCTCGTGTGCGCACCATCCTGCGTAAACAGATGCGCTCCGATAAGAACGTCAACCTTACCTTTGATACTGTTGAAGGTCGTAAGGTCATGCACTTCGACGACATCAGAGTCAGAAAAAGCAAGAAACTGCTGCTCACCGAAACCGCCCTTCCACAGGCCGTAGAAGAATAATCCAATCCGGGCCGGGGAAACTCGGCCCGCTTTCAGGAGTTTTTATGATTATCGATAGTTTTAACGAGTATTCCTGCAATCAGGCCGTTACTGATTCCGCTGCATCCACCAATGTGGTGGACACTCTCGGCGGCGGCAGGATTGAAGGCAAGCCGATCTTCCTGCACCTCAAGTGCAAGGAATCCGCAGCCGCAGCAGGCGCGGCAACTGTGACCTTTGCTTTCGAAACTTCCAACAGTTCCGACTTCAGCAGCAAGGATACCCTGTGGAATTCCGCAGCAATCGGTAAGGCTGATCTGACCGCAGGTTCCGAAATCGTGCGTCTGGCTCTGAATGGCCTGAAGCTGAAACGCTACACCCGCGTTTATTACACCATCGGCACCGGACCTCTTACCGCTGGTAAGTTTTCTGCTTTCCTCAGCAATGATGCTGACACCAACCTCGTAGATTAAGGAGCAACCATGAAAATTACTTGTATCCGCGATTGCCTTGTCCCGGGCAAAGGTCTTGTTGAGGCAGGGGAAACTCAGGAGATTCCTAAAGACGACACTCAGCCGTGGCTGAAGCATTTTGTTAAGCCCAACGGCGAAAGTGCGCTTGCTGCCAGCAAGCCGGAAAAGGCTGGCACTGGCAAGGGGAAGGCTGCCAGCAAGCCGGAAAAGGCTGAATCCTAATCAGTATGTCTTATCAAAGGGAGAGGCTGAACGGCCTCTCCTTTTTACAGGAGCAATCTAAATGTCTTCACGTGTTGAAATCTGCAATCTTGCCTTGGGGGCTATCGGGCAAAATGCCATTGAACACCCGGACGAGCACAGCGCAGAAGCCATTCATTGCAAGCGGGTCTATGACTTTGTCCGCCGGACTGTGCTTCGTGTCCACCCGTGGAACTTCGCCCTCAAGGTTGCGCCGTTGGCTAAGACTGTTGAACCGCCTCAGTTCGGTTATTCCTTCCGGTATCAGTTGCCCCACGACTGCCTCTATCCCATTGAGATTGCGAACGGGTTAACCCCCGTGAGTTCCGGGGAAGTCTATAATGTTTCCGGGCGCAAGGGTCGGCTTTATATGACTAAGGTTATGGGCAAGGAACTACTTGCCAACATGGACGCCGCTGAACTCGCATACACATCCAACATAGAAGACGCCACCTACTTCACTGATTCATTTGTGGAGGCATTTTCTTTTCTGCTGGCCGCCAGATTATCCATGCTCATCACCAAGAACGCCAACATCCAAAAAAACATGATGGAGATGTTTCAAGTGGCCCTTGCGGGGGCGCAAGGAATCGACGCACGCGAGAACAATGAAGAGGAATCCGAAACCATTATCAGTTGTCGGGGCTAGGTCGTGCGCATAATTCAACCTTCATTTTCCGGTGGAGAAATCAGCCCCGGCTTGGGTGGCCGCGTAGACCTTGCCAAGTACAACACCGCGCTTAAGAAGTGTCGGAATACTATCGTTCATTCCCATGGCGGAATATCCAACAGACCGGGAACCGAGTTTGTTGCTGAAGCGGTTTCTGCTCGTCCGAAGTTAATCCCGTTTCAGTTTAACGTGGAGCAGTCTTATATCCTTGAATTCGGGGATAAGGCCCAGCGTATTTTAAAAGACGGCGGACTTGTTGTCGGCAACGACGGCAATCCGGTTCAGGTTGTCAGCCCGTTTGCTGCGGCAGACTTGCCGCTCTTGAAGTATGCCCAGTCCGCAGACATGATTTTCTTTGCGCACATGGACTACCCGCCGCATTCCCTGACCAGAACATCACATACAGACTGGCAGTTTGAGCGAATTAATTTCGTGCCGTCAATTGCAGCTCCTGCCAGCTTGTCAGGGTCGTTTACCGCTGCGTCTTCTACTACCAACACCAGTAGCGGAACATCGGGAGATACTTCAACCTCGAACACCACTACATCGCAACCGGCAACCCCAAACTTTCAAATTTCCTACAAGGTTTCGGCAGTGAATGCGGATGGTGAGGAGTCCTTACCCAGTCCGGCTAAAACCGTGACCGCCTATCCTTCCAGCGGCTGGGAGGCCGGGGCTTTTGTTTCTCTTTCATGGCCCGCCGTTGAGGGAGCAAAAAGATAC